CCGCGTGATCCCCTCGATGACTTCGGCAATCTTCAGGTCGCCTTCGTTGTTGACCGGATGCACCTTGATGCGCGGACGTTGTTGGCGTTGCTGGTTCGTCACCTGCCGCACATAAGCGTCAATCTTATTAATGGTCAGGCAAGGTCTGGATTCTAGGTTACGGCTGTTCTGAATCTCGACCGGCCACTGATCGCCAGCGGCAAACTTCAGGTCGCCCAGCGCCTCGGCGCGGTTTTGGCTGTCAGCGGTGCCGACCAACCGTAGGAATTTGATGGCCTCGCCAATGCGCCCATCCATGTCTTGAAACGCCATGATTGTCCTTTCAGCTCATCCAGCCGCCAGCGTAAGCGACCGCAGGCTTTTTCTTAACTTTTGCGGGTTCCCGCACCATCAGCGCGATGTACCGAAATGCGTCAGCCCCGTGCGAATATCTGTCGTGCAGCGGATTCCTGCTGAACTGGCCGGTATCAGGGTCAACCTCATAGCGGTAATGGCGCAAGCAGTTTAGACCATCTGCGGTATTTTCTCTATCAAAGTAGCAATTCGGGAAGATAGTTCTTGCGGCGTTGATCGAGTCAACTACCGGCACGCGCTCCAGCACCCGCGTCTTAAAGCCTGCGCTCCGCACAATGTCCTCGATGCTTCGACCTGCGGCGGCCAGCGTCTTGTTCTGCGCGTCGTGTGGCAACCAGATCGTGTCGTACACATAGCCAAAGGATTGCAGGTCAGCCAGATAGCTGGTCATCGTGCGCTGGGTGTCCTCAAAGTATCGGATCAGCCGTGTCTCCATCCCGATGAATTGCACGAACCACCACGCTGTAGCGTCGGCCCAGCCGAGATCGCAGATTGCGTGGACCGGCTTGGTCGGGTCATACGGCACCTTCATAATCCGATTCTCAGTCTCGGCTTTAGCCATCTCAGCGCCAAAGATCGCCCCGTCGACTGTCTGGCGGCACAGCCCTTCCCAGACCTGGTTGTACGCTTCCTGATCCCGCGCCTTTAGCGCTTCCTTTTCAGCTTTAAGAGTGTCAGGAAACCACGGATTGTCCGACCAGTTAATCTTTTGCACCACCGCATCTGACGGCGGCTTGGCCACAAACCGCTGGTAAGTTTCGTCCGTTTCCAGCTCAGGGTTAAACGTCACCCATATCTCGCTGTCCTCCTTACGGATGGTCGGGATCAAGATGTTCCAGCTATTCCGGCTAACGGTCTGCGCTTCCTCGACCCAGCAAATATCGATGCCCTCGTAGGATTTGACGTTGGCAATATTGTTCTTCAGCCCGACGAACGCAAACTCGCTTCCATTCTTGCCCCGCAACGCGTTCTGGGTAATGTCGTAAAAGCTAGTCATCTCCAGCGCAACGATTTGGTCGCACAGGAGTTTATGAACGCTGTCGCGGATGGATGTCTGAAATTCCCGTGCGCAGAGGATACGCAGCGGTGTCTTGGCGGCTTTGATAAGCAATGCCCTAGCAACCGCCCAGCTCTTTGCCCCGCCTCGCCCACCGTACAGCACGCGATAGCGGGTTTTTGGTGGATTGAATAAGACTTGCGCCTTGCTGGGAAATTCAGCCTTAGCGACTATGCCCTGAAGATCACTCATTCGGCTTTACAAAGCTAACCTGGATGCCTGTAAGCGGCTCGCCATCCTTGCCGGTAATTTCATTGACCGCCGTTTCTTTCCAGCCTGCGCGGGTCTTAAGCCAAAAGATAGCCGCCGCTGTATTCCCAGCTTTAGCCTGCTCGAATAGCGTCTTACCGATGCTGGCGTTTGCATCAATGCGCCCATCGTCTAGCTCTTTGCGGTAATGCTTAACCAGCGTGTCCTGCCCAATGTCCAGCTTGGCGGCAATGTCCTCAAACCGAATGCCAACAGCCGATAGTGTCCGCACTAGCGTCCGAGTTTCCTGCGTTGGCACATGGGCAATTCCTTGCATTTTTTATATATCCGAAAGTTTCCAAAAAAATACTATAAAAAAGACTTGCATTGTAAAGCTAGCTTTACTATAGTCTGCACATACCAACCAGGAGGCAGCCATGCAAACCAAATTAAGCCAAGTCAAAGCAGCATACGAAGCAGGCAATTTTGCCAAAGCTATCCAGATCGCAGCCAAATTTCATGACCTCGGCAAAGAACGCGCCGCTATCCTTGACGCGCACCTTGCTATTACCAACCCGCGCTGGGCAAGCCAAATCAACCCCAACATTGCGCAAACTATTGACGCAGGCATCAAAGCCTTAGCCGTCCGCTATAACTTCTAACATATCCTCGGCAATTTCAATCTCGCCGCAGGCTGCTGCGGCTTTTTTGCCATCGCCTTTTACAAACACAAGCACATTTTGATGCGTTTTGCCTAGCTTGCGGCTGGCGCTAAATTGCTTCCCAGCCCTAATTGGCAAGCTGCCCACCGCGGTCACCAAGATTGCTTCGTTGTAATAATGCAGCCCTGCCGCTTGAAACGCTGCAACAGTATCGCCCACAAAATCGTAATAATTTCCCTTTTTATCACGAACTTCGCCAACCACGCAGGCAGCAAAACGATTGTCCTTAAGCCTTTGGCAGGCTTTTTTTATTATTTCAAAATAAGCATCTTTGAATTCGCTATAGCCCAGCGTGCTTAAATCTTTTGGGTCATCGCTGTAAACCTCTAAATCGGCATACGGCGGACAGGTAAAAATAAAATCAGCTTCAATTTCTGCGCAGGTTTTATCAATATTCCGGCTATCGCCGCAAATCCAAACGGGCGGCAGACCATCATCGGCGCATATATCAGCCGCTTGCGCTTGATTAGCCGCTACCTGCTCCGGCCTAAGCTCGTGGCCAACATATCGGCGGTTTAGCTTGCTGGCAACTATGCCGCGCACACTGCCGCCAGCGAACGGATCTAGCACCACGCCCATTTCAGGCGAAAACCAACGGTAAGCAATTTCGCAAAGCACTGGGTCAAAAACGCTTGTGCCGCTTTCAGATACCAAGCCAACTTCACGCTTACCGTTTTTATAGCCAGCAACCATATTGCTACCGCCTGGCGCTGCTGTTGGTTTTTTTCTCATAATGTCATAGAGGCCCTCTTGATTTTGCATCATCAAGCCCCCCCCGGCCCTCCTCGCTCTTAATGCCCAGCGCCAGCCAGCTCCGCTTCCTTGCCTGCCACCAGCCTTCCCTTGCGTTAAGCACAGAAAATGGCGGCACTAAAAATCGCTCACTTAAGCTGCCAGCCCCGCCCTCTGCGGGGTCATCAACATTTTCATTAAGTAAATTTTCTAATTCTTTTTCATCAAAGCCAATAAGCGAAAGATCAAAGCCGTCATCCTGCAAATCGCCGAGCTCAAGCGCAAGAATTTCATCATCCCAGCCAGCGTTAAGTGCTAATTTGTTATCAGCAATTACATAAGCGCGTTTCTGCGCCTCGGTCATATGCGCTAACTCGATAACCGGCACCTTATCCTGCCCTAGCTTTCGTGCAGCCAGCAAGCGGCCATGACCGGCAATAATGCCGTTCTCGCCATCTATTAGTATCGGGTTAGTCCAGCCGAATTCCTTGATGCTTGCGGCGATTTGCGCTACCTGCGCGTCGCTGTGCGTCCGGCTGTTGCGGACGTAAGGAATTAAGTCAGCCACCAGCTTGGTGACGACCTTCATTTCTTCGGCTTGTCTTTTTTAGCGGCTTCGCGCTTGACGCTGTAAGCGATGGCGACTGCCTGCTTTACAGGCACACCAGCCTTGACTTCCGCTTTGATGTTCTTTTGGAAAGCCTGTTTACTGCTCGACTTGGTCAGCGGCATCGTTCGCTCCTTTGCTTATTTCAGCCAGCACACGGTTGTACTCTTGGATTGCGCCGCTGATCTGCAACAGGATCGATTCATGTTGCTTCGCCAGTTCTTGCAGTTCAGCCAGGCGTTTAGCAATTTGGTCAGGTGTCATTTCTTTTTCGCTGTTTTGGCGCTTTCTTTGAACGCTTTAGCCGTGGGTGCGCCTTCTGACCCCGGCTTGCGCATACGTTCAGGGGTCTTGCCTGCTTCCTTCTGGCGCTCTATCCGTTCACGCTTGGCGTGGATGTTTGCGTATAAACCCGGCTTAGTCGCCATTAGATTCCCCTTCGCAAAACTCATC